CCATCAGCCTATCGCCACAGGATATTCAACTGCTGGAGTCGCGCAAGTTCCAGCTTGGCGAGATTTGCCGCTGGTATGGCGTTCCCTCCGTCATGGTGAATGACACAAGTGGATCCACCGTCTGGGGTTCCGGCATCAGCGAAATCGTGAGTGGCTTCTACAAAGTCACATTGCGCCCGATTCTGGAAAAGGTCGAAGCCTCCATTCTCGCCAACCTCATGACCCGTATTGAAGCGGGAAAGCGTGAGGTTGAATTTGACTTCAACGCACTGACACGCGGCGATATGAAATCCCGCATGGAAGCCTATCGCATTGGAGTACAGGGCGCGATTCTTACGCCTGACGAGTGCCGCAAGGAAGAGGGGCTTCAATCATTGCCAGGTGGCGACAAGCTCTACATACAGGGCGCAACCATTCCGCTTGAAATGTCCGGGCAACTACAGGCAAAGCCCGCAAAGGAAACCGAAGATGGAAACTAAACAACTTGGATTAGATGCGCTGGAGCTGAAGTTTGTTGACAGCGGTATGCAGTTCGCGGGCTATGCCTCTATTTTTGGTGGCGTGGACGCCTACGGCGACACGATACAGCCGGGGGCCTATGCCGAAACGCTCAAGAACCGTTCCCGCCCAATCCGTATGCGCTGGAACCATTGGGGCGATGTGATCGGCAAGTGGACAACCCTAAAGGAAGATAAAAAAGGCTTGTATGTTGAAGGCGAACTCACCCCAGGCCATTCCAAGGCCGCTGACGTTTACGCATCTCTCAAGCACGGCGCGATAGATGGTCTTTCCATCGGCTACCGCGTGAAAGCATTTGAACAGTTAGACGACGAGCGCCGATTGCTCAAGCAGATTGATCTTGTCGAAATCAGCGTGGTTGAAGAACCAGCAGACCTCGGCGCGAAGATTGGCGAAGTCAAATCAGTTATCGAGGCTGCTGACAGCCTCAAGGAAATTGAAAGCATCCTGCGTGAGGCTGGGCGCTTTTCTAGGGATGACGCGAAGCTGCTAGTTGCCCGCGTTAAATCCTTGTCTCTGCGCGAGGCAGAGTCAGAAAGATGGTTGAAGGATGAGTTGAAACAGTTTTTCAACGACTTCTCAATCAACTAACCAGCAAACACACGCAAACCCGCTTCGGCGGGTTTTTTATTGCCCGCTACATGCGGGTTTTTTCATTTGGAGAACACCTAAATGTTTAAGTCAATTATTGGCGAAATGCTTTTCGCGTACATGAAGCTCGTGGGCTTCATCCTGTTTGATTCCGACACCGAGATCAAGCAAATCCTTCAGTCAGGCATGGACAAGGTTCAAAAGGAAGTTGATTCCGCCAAATCCAAGCTGGAAGCCTCTATTGAGAAGTTCGAGGGCCAGCTTGCCGAAAAGGGCAAGGTTGATGACGAAACCCGCGCAGAGGTTAAGAGCCTTGCCGAGAAGTTCGCTGAAGTCAACACGACCATCACCGACATGGGCCAAAAGCTGGCGGAAGGTATCAAGGCTGCTGAACAGCCTCAAATCCTGACTGCTGGCGCAGAGTTCATCAAGTCTGACAAGTTCCAGCAATTCGTCAAAGCTAATGGGGAAATCAGCCGTGTACGCATGGAAGTGAAGAACACCGTCACCTCCGATGGCACTACGGTATTCCCGCAGCAAAACGGCGGCGTGATTCCTGGTAACTTCGCACCGCTGACTGTTCGCGGCGTGTTGAACTCCATTCCTGTCAGCACCAATCAAGTGAATAGCTTGCGTGAAGCGACATGGAACAACAGCGCAGCCCCTGTTTCTCAAGGTGGCGCAAAGCAAGAGTCCGACATCACGTTTGAAGCCTACAACGTGCCAATTGAAACCGTGGCTCACTGGATCAAGGTTTCCAATCAGCTCCTGGCAGATGCCCCTGCAATTGCGGCTTACATTGACACCCGCCTGCGTGACGGTCTGGGTCAGGAAGTTGAAAAGCAACTGGTCAACGGTTCCGGCACCGCGCCTAACCTGTCTGGCTTCACCGACTCCGGCAACTACGTAGCCTATTCCGCAGTATCCGATGACTTGCTGGTTGATGCTATCAACCGTGCCAAGTACGCACTGTGGGCAGCTACCGGCTATGCACCTGATACCGTGTTCGTGAACCCTGCTGATTGGGGCGCAATGGAGCGCAGCCGTGAAGGCGTTGGTTCTGGCACGTATCTGTACGGATTGCCAGGCATGAATGCCGGTGTGAATCCGTTTGGTGTGCGCGTTGTTCTGACCAACAACGTCCAATCAGGCAAGTTCATCATCGGCGCTATCAAGCAGGCTTCTGTTCTATACGTGCGTCAAGGCGCTACGGTTGAGATGGGCTTTGTGAACGATGACTTCACGAAGAACCTTGTCACTATCCGCGCTGAAGAGCGTCTGGGCCTCGGTATCGAGCGTCCTTCCTTGATCTACTACGGCAATTTCACTGCCTAATAACAGCGGGGGCTTCGGCCCCCGTTTTCTTTTGGAGCAAGCATGAAAGTTCATGTTCTGAAACCAATACTGCACGACAAGCTGGGTGGATTGAAGCCTGGAAAAGTTGTCGAGATGCAGGACGCACAAGCGCAAGAGTACCTGAAGCGTGGCGCTGTTGAGCAGTACGAAACCAAAGTAGTACGTGAACACCCTTTGCCTCTCGCTGGCGCGGATACATCGTCGTCTGCCTCGCCAGTGGCCCAAGTCTCACAAGTGACGACTGCGAAAAAGTCAAAAACTGGCGGCAGGAAAAAGAAGGCCGAGCAGTAGTAGTAGCAAACACAACCTTTCGCATGGCTCCGTGGGCAGATGCCTTGTTTGCCAATGATCGAATCTGGTTGGAAAAGTACATGGATGAACTAAGCCTCAATTTCAAAGGCGACAAGTTCACCACAAGCACCCCGCCTCGCGGAGTGACTCAAGTAAACATAAATTGCCTGAATAACTCAGGCATGGGCTGCATTGCGTTAGCCATAGAAGGCGGCGCAGAGAAAGTAATCATGCTGGGCTATGACTGCCAGCTAACCGATGGGAAAGCACACTGGCACGGAGATCATCCCGCAGGTCTGGGTAATGCAGTAGGCGTGAAGAGCTGGCCGCAAGCATTCCGGATGTTCTACGAGATGCACGAAGGCGCGAACATCATCAATGCCAGCCGACAAACGGCGCTTGAGGTGTTCCCGCGCGAAAGTCTTGAAAGCTGCCTGTCATGAGGTGGGCGGGAGAAACGGTTTGCGTGATAGCAAGCGGCCCCAGCCTGACGATTGAACAGATTGAAACAGCAAGACAGAAAGCAACTCGCTTTATTGCGGTAAATGATAGCTACAAATTGGCTCCTTTCGCTGATGCCTTGTATGCCTGTGACGGTAAATGGTGGGACTTCCACCATGAACTGCAATTTCATGGCGAAAAGTGGACGCAGGATGTCCGAGCGGCCCGCAAGTATTCATTGAGATATTTGCCTGGTCGTAGACAGCCAGGACTAGGCAGAGATTGTGTGCATTTCGGCTCGAACTCAGGGTATCAGGCTATCAACCTCGCATATTTGTGGGGAGCAAGCAAAATCATTCTTATAGGGTTCGATTGCAAGCCAATAAACGGCAAGCCGCATTGGTTCGGCAAGCACCCAGAACAACTAAACCAGACCCAGCCATACGCGGTATGGATCGAGAATTTCAAAGGGCTGGCTGCTGACATTGAAGCCGAGGGGATAGAAGTAATCAACTGCTCCCCTGATAGCGCTCTGGACGGCTTTAAAAAGGCGCACATTGCAGATGCATAACATCAAGTCTATCCGCTGCGGACAAGGCTTGGGAGATAGCCTTTATCTGCAAAGCGTATGCCGCTATTTCGTGAAAGTGAAGAAACAGCGGCTCAAGGTGGCGACTTCATGGCCAGACATATTCAGGCCATTGGGCGACATGGTAAGCATTATTCCTTTCACGCGGCAGGGCATAGACATTGTTGCCCACTACACCATGCGGAAGGGCATCAAGGAAACCACACAGTTTCAGGACTGCTGCCTTCAGGCCGGAATACATGGCCCGGTAGAAATGAAGCTGGATTGGGTGCCCACCAATCACAGGCTGATAAGCGGACTGAAGAAGCACGGCAAACCGATAGTTCTGTTGCAGCGCCCCAGAAACCCGATGGGGCGCACGGATGGATTCGGTAAAGAGCTGATGCCTGATTGCAATGTAATTCAGAGCGTCATTAATTCCATCAAACATAGGGCGCTCATCGTACAGGTGGGCGCTGGACAGCCGATCTTTGAATTTGCAGGGGTAGATATAGACCTCTCAAATAAAACGAGCGTAAGTGACCTGCTGGACATTTCTTCTGTGGCAGATGGCTTTCTGGGCTACTGCTCTTTCATGGTCCCGCTTGCCGAGTCTTTCGGGAAGCCCGGACTGTTTGTCTGGTCTAGCCGTGGCTTGCGGTCTATCGAGCCATTTATTGCACGTATAACCCCGCGAAAAATCCTGCATTGCAATACTTCCAGCTACGTCATGGACAACTGGACGCAGGAGCAGATAACTGAGGTCACTAATGGATTTCTTCTGTAGCAAGGAGACGGTAAGGCAGGCAATAGAAGGGAAAAGAATCGCACTTGTAGGAAGCGGCCCCGGCGTGATGGGCAACGAGCCAGGATTCATAGATTCACACGATGTTGTTATCAGGGTCAGCAATTACAAGCTATTCCCTGAAACAGGATTCAGAACAGACATTTTCTACAGCTTCTTTGGCAATTCGATCCGCAAGGAAGTGGAAGAACTCAAGCGAGATGGCGTAAAGCTCTGCATGTGTAAGTG